CCAGGTGTCGATCCCACTTGGCGGCCGCAATGAGGCGATCACCCGCCGCGACGCGGTGGCGAATGCGCTGCTGCACCGCTACAGCCCGACGCTGTTCCAGTTGGAAGACGCCGCGCGCCAGTATCGTGGCATGACGCTACTGGAACTGGCCCGCGAAAGCCTCGGAAACGCGGGCGTGAACACGCGCGGCCTGTCGCGTGATGAGGTGGCGACCCGGGCCCTGCATTCGACGTCTGACTTCCCTGAAATCCTCTCCGCCGTCACCAACAAGACTCTTCGGCAGGCCTACGATGCCTATCCGCGCACCTTCATGCTGTTCTGCCGCCAAGTGCTCGCCACCGACTTCAAGGCGATGCATCGGGTCCAGCTCGGCGAAGCGCCGCAGCTGCTGGAGGTCGGTGAGAGCGGCGAGTTCAAGCGCGGCACGCTCGGTGAGAGCAAGGAGAGCTACAAGGTCAAGACCTATGGCCGGGTGGTCGCAATCACCCGCCAGACGCTGATCAATGATGATCTGGACGCCTTCACCCGCATCCCGGCGATGTACGGCAACTCCATCGCGCAGCTGGAATCGGACGTGGTCTGGGGCATCATCACCGCCAACCCAGCGATGGCCGACGGCAACGCGCTGTTCCACACCACCCACAAGAATCTCGCAGGAACCGGTGCGGCGCTGGCCGTCGAGGCGGTCGGTGCGGCCCGCGCCGCCATGGCCAAGCAGACGGGCCTCGACAAAAAGACGGTCCTGAACGTGCGGCCTGCCTTCCTGATCGTGCCCGCGTCGCTGGAACTGAAGGCCGAGCAGATGGTCGCCCAGAACCTCGTGCCCGCCGCAACCTCCAACGTGGTGCCACAATCGATCCGGACGCTCGCTCCGATCAGCGAGCCCCGGCTCGATGCGGTCAGCGAAACCGCCTGGTATCTGGCGGCCAGCCCGAACCAGATCGACACCATCGAATACGCCTATCTCGAAGGCCAGCAGGGCGCGTACATCGAGACCCGCAACGGCTTCGACGTCGATGGCGTCGAGATCAAGTGCCGCCTCGACTTCGGGGCCAAGGCCATTGACTGGCGCGGCCTCTACAAGAACCCGGGCGCGTGACCGGGCCACCTCTGAAATCTCACCTCTGACGGGCGGTCCAATCGGGCCGCCCGTTCCTGTTTGCAAAGGATCCCGCAATGAAAAACTACGTCCAGCCCGGCAACACCATCACCCTGACCGCGCCCTATGCCGTGACCTCCGGTGACGGCGTGCTTGTCGGCTCCATCTTCGGCGTGGCCGCCGGGGATGCCGCCAATGCCGAGACGGTCGAGACCGCGCTCGTCGGCATCTTCGACCTGAAGAAAGTCGCGAGTCAGGCTTGGTCGGCAGGCGACAAGGTCTATTGGGACAACACCAACAAGGAAGCCACCAAAACCGCGACGGCGAATACGCTGATCGGCGTGGCCATCGAGGCCGTCGCTGGCGGCGCGGGTGACGTGATCGGCCGGGTGCGCCTGAACGGCACATTCTGATGTCCGCTTTCGCCGCCGTCGTGGATGCGCTGTTTGCCGATCCGAATATCGGGCGAGAGGCGATCTACACCTCCGATGGGGGCGCACCGATGCTGGTGCGCGTCGTCTCCCGGCAGGCCGATGCCATTTCCGACTTCGGCGATGCCCGGCTTTGGTCGGAAACGACACGGATCGACCTGCGCGTGGCTGAGGTTCCGGCCCCGCGTCCCGGTGATCGCATCGAGATCGATGGCGAGGCCTTCCTCATTCAGGGGGAGCCGGTGCGGGATCGCGAACGGCTGGTTTGGACCGTGGACCTGAGGCCCGCGTGAAGCTCAAGCTAGACATCGATCCCGGCATCGTCGCCATGATGGCGGCAGAGGTCGCGGCGGGCGAGCGCGCGGTGACAGCCGCCATGCGCGAGGCCGGGACCGGGCTCAAGTCTGCCTGGCGCACGCAGATCACTGGCGCGGGGCTTGGACGGCGGCTTGCGAACTCGATCCGCAACCAGAACTTCCCGAGGTCGGGCGAAAGCCTGGATGCGGCGGCGCTGGTCTGGTCCAAGGCCCCGGTGATCGTGGGCGCGCACGACACCGGCCCGCTGATCCGCTCGAAGGACGGGTTCTGGCTGGCGATCCCGCTGGCCGCCGCAGGCAAATCGACACGCGGCGGCCGGATCACCCCCGGTGAATGGGAACGGCGACGCGGGTTGCGCCTGCGGTTTGTCTACCGCCGGACGGGTCCGAGCCTTCTGGTCGCGGAGGGTCGGCTGAACACGAAAGGTCAGGCCGTGGTGTCGCGCTCGAAAACTGGGCGCGGCAAGGTCACCGCGCCGATCTTCCTGCTTGTGCCGCAGGTCAAGCTGCCGAAGCGGCTGAACCTCGACCGGGATGCAGAGCGGGCGCTCGATGCCGTACCGGGGCTGATCGTGGCGAACTGGGTCGAGGGTCGGCGATGATTGGTGACAACGATGCTGAGAGTTCTCAGCGCTTTACGATTGCCCACGTCATCGGTGAGCCCTATCGGCGTCCGAGCTTGCCGAATTCGCTGTCCAGCAACGCGCGGATTTTTTTCGATGCGCCGCGCAGGGCTGCGTCTACATTCGCATCACTGTGGGTGACGGTCTGCGGCTGCATTCCCTCGGGACGTGCTTCGATGGTGCAGTGAATGTCGTCAGCCCCGCCCTTGGCGCCGTTCACATCGACCAAGTGCACCTCGATGCGCGATAGACGATCAGTCAGATGCCCTAGCGCCGATGTGACAACCGTTTCAGCAACTTCGGCCAGGCGGTCATCGCCTTGGATATTGGCATCGGTGTTAAATTGAAACTGCATGTAGGTTCTCCTGTGTGTGATCACCTACCATGAGAAACCATGAAGATGACTGATCCAGCACAAGTCCCCCTGCACGATCAGTAATAACGCCTGCGTCTTGATAACGCGGGCGAGGATTCGAGGCCACCGACAATGCCCACCCCTCGCGAAACCATCCTCACCGCGCTGCACGCGCGGCTTTCGGCGCTGCCCGCCACGGCCCTGCGTGGTGAGGTGCTGCCCGAACGCGTGCCTGCCGTTGGCCTGCTTATCCTGCGCGATGGCGAGCCGGGGGAGCCCGAAGTCACGCTCTCGCCGCTGCGCTATCATTACCAGCACCGCGCTGAGATCGAAGCTGTCGTTCGAGGCACCGACCGTGACGCCTCCTTCGATACGCTGACCGCTATTATTGGGGCAGCAATTGCCGCTGACCGCACGCTGAGCGGGCTCTGTGACTGGATCGAAGCCGAAGCGCCACGGCCAGTTGATTTGCCCGTAGAGGGGGCGGCCAGCCTGAAGGCGGCCGTCATTCCGGTGGTGCTGCACTATTCAACGGCCGATCCGCTGGCCTGATCCCCACAACCTGAGGAGAACACGATGGCACGAGCCCAAGGGGCGCGGGCGCAGATGGCGCTTGCGTTCGAGACGAATTATGGAACGCCACCGGTGGGTGGCTTCACGAAAATGCCCTTCGCCAGCACGTCGCTCGGCGCGGAGCAGCCGCTGCTGAACTCGGAACTGCTGGGCTACGGCCGAGACCCGCTCGCCCCGATCAAGGATGCGGTGACGGCGGACGGCGACGTCGTGGTCCCGCTCGACGCCGAGGCCTTCGGGTTCTGGCTGAAGGCGGCCTTTGGCGACCCGACCACGACCGGCACCGGTCCCTGGACGCACGAGTTCCAGTCAGGAAGCTGGACGCTGCCCAGCATGTCCATCGAGACCGGCATGCCTGAGGTCCCGCGTTTTGCGATGTATTCCGGATGCGTGCTCGACCAGATCAACTGGCAAATGCAGCGATCTGGCCTGCTGACGGCAACGGCCCGGCTTGTGGCGCAGGGCGAGACCACCGCTACGACCACCAGCGCAGGCACGCCAGCCGCTCTCGAATTGCAGCGCTTCGGCCATTTCAATGGGGCGATCACGCGAAACGGCACCGCCCTCGGCAACGTGGTTTCAGCCGACATCACATATGCCAACAACCTCGACCGGATCGAGACCATCCGCTCAGACGGCCGCATTGATGGGGCCGACCCGTCAATCGCTGCGCTGACCGGCTCTATCGAGGTCCGTTTCGCCGACCAGACGCTGGTAACGCAGGCGATCAACGGCGATCCCTGCGAGTTGGAGTTCGCCTATGTGCTGCCGTCTGGCGAAAGCTTCACCTTCACCGTGCACGCCGTCTACCTACCGCGCCCCCGGATCGAAATTTCCGGTCCGCAGGGCGTGCAGGCGACCTTCGACTGGCAGGCCGCACGCGACAGCACGGTCGGCCGGATGTGCACCGCAACCCTTGTGAATGATGTGGAGATTTACTGATGCTGACGCTCGATCTGACGAATGCACCCCGCTGGTATGATCTCGCGCCGGGCGTCCGGCTGCAGCTGCGCCCGCTGACCACGGCGCTGATGGTTGCAACGCGCAGCGATGCGGCTGTCGAGGCGGTCCCGGTAGACGCTTCCGACGAGGAACGCGCCGTTGCCTTCGCCAAGGCGCTGGCGCGGCGGGCAGTCCTGTCCTGGGAGGGCATCGGTGATGCCGATGGCAACGTGATTGTCCCCAGCCCGGACGCCATCGACGCGTTGCTCGATGTCTGGCCGATCTTCGAAGCCTTCCAGCTGACCTTCGTCTCCAAAGGCCTGCTGCTGGACCAGGAAAAAAACGTCTCCGCGCCCTTGCCGAATGGTCCTTCGGCGGGGGCGAGCGATACTGCGACGCATGCACGCAAGCCTGCCAAGACTGCCCCGCGCGGCTGAACCGACCCACCACCTTTGAAGGCTGGCAGGTCTGGGACCTGGTCGGTCGTCTCGGCGGCCAGCTCCGCGTGCTGCCGGGCGCGGTGATCGGATGGGACATGTCGGCGGCACTGGCACTCGGTGAAGCCCTCGGCATCCCGCCTCTGGCCATGGCTGAACTGCTGCCCGTCATCGAAGCGGTGATGGTCGCCAAACTCAACGAACAGATGGATCATTCCCATGGCTGAAAAGCGCGTTTCTGTCCGACTTGCCGCAGTCGGCGGCCGACAGGTGCGTGCCGAGCTGGAAGGCGTGGGCGAAGCCGGGGCGCGCGGCTTCGGCCGCCTTAGCCGGGAGATGGAAGCGG